GATTGGGGACCCAACCAGGGGGGGGCTATGCCGCCGACCCCAGCCCAACATCCCTACCGTCTTTCGGCCTTCGAAGGTTGTCTTTCGCCCATAGCGGTCTCAGGTTTGATAGAGACCACGCTGCAATGACGCTCTCTTTATTGTCTAAATCGAACGTCGACAGTGGCCGAATGTGGTCGATGTGTATCGACCCAGTACGGAACTCTTCCCACGACATGCCGTCCGTGAATTGACACTCAAGGTGCGCGCGAAGTTCCGACATGGAATAGCCAAGAGCCTTCTCTATAGTGCAGAGGCCCCTCTTACCCACTCTTCCGTATAGAGCCTGTCGCATTTTCCATAATGCATCAAACCCGATCCCCTTATTCCGCAGCCGAGCCTTGGTGCGATTACGCAGGCGATATTCAGTATCCAAAACATACCGAATACGAAACTTCTCCGCACTACTCAGCCCCGGCCTAGTCCACGGCTTGCCCGCAACTGTGGTGGTCTCCCCATGGCATGCGGCGCATTCGTAGGTGTATTGTCTATACGTCCACGCGCCCATTCCTACCCTCACGACACCGCGCCCTTCGTCACCCGCCGTATCTCGTGCTCCGCCCGAGGCTGGAGGTCCGCCGCCTTGCTTTCAAACGCGCTGGCGATCTGCCCCTCGACAACCTCTGTAGGCAGGTACAGACCAGACTTGACGACAGCGAAGCCATCACCCGCTCGTCTGAACACCTGGCCATTCCACGCGGGCTTCTTCACGCGCCTCGGCCACCAGCCGGCCCTCATAAATGTGCCCGCGTAGACCTGCCGGCTGTTCCACGGCGCGGCGCTGACGCCCTTCCGGGTTTCGCGCGCCTTGAAGTATTTCAGCCTGATGTCGCCACCGCTAACCGGGATTTCAAACTGCAGATTGCCTGCATTCGCCCGTATACGTCGCCTGACGGCCTTGCGCCCAACGGTGGCGCTCAGGCCCGTCTGCCCTGGTATGGCCTTGGCCGCCGCTGTCGCGGCCTTGTTGCCGGTATGGTTGATGGCCCGCGCATAAGCGCCGCGGGCCTTGCCTTCGCCAAGGGCGCGTACCGCCTCAGCAAGGCGCTTATGGCCGCTTCCGACCACCGTAACGACTAGCGTCATACCGGGCTACCAGTTGCAGGGCGATGAGGATTGCACAATGGCCGACTATTCGCCGAACCAGGGCATGAGCATGTCGGCGGAGAAAGTAGCCTCCTGCAGCAGATCTCCAGCGAACCAACACACCTCTACCTTGTCGTGATAGGTATCGTGGAAAAAGACGCTCATGATCGGGCCACCCGAAGTCAACCGGACCCAGTCGCCGCGCGCAAAACACATCAATCAACATACCTCTTAACGAGCGCCGCGATCTTGTCGCGATAGAAGTATGCCGCGCCAGCAATGGCCGCGATGATGATGAGCGTGGTCATGTGCGACCTCCCGTGTAGACGCGGCCACCAAGGCCGCCCCATCCTTCGATTGCGTTGTGCATGATGTCCTCCGTCGTTGGTGCCCGGCGCGGTGCGCACGGCCTCGGGGCGCTGCCCTGAATGTGTTGTGGCTATATCAAGCTATATTCGCCATAGCAGCGTCTCGCGCCAAAACAGCGTCATTCTCACTAGTGAATGTGCCGACATAGTTTGTCTTTCCCTCCGCCGTCACTTCAACCATCCATCTTCCGTAAGCGGTAAGACGGATGTTTCTGTGCTTTTGCTTAGACGTGCGGAATCTCCCCCTGTTAAGGAGGTTAACCCTTCTATCGGCGTTTCTCAGATTCGATAGGCTATTGTTAGTTCTATCCCTATCGATATGATCAACCTCATTCGGCCAAAAGCCGTAAACCATGAACCATATGATGCGCGATGCTAGATACTTCTTGCCGTATATTGAACCAATAAGGTACCCGCCCGAATTGAGAATTGTGAACGCTCTTTCCCCGGAAAACCTTGCGTTCCATGCGGCGCATTTTGCTTCACGCCCACGGAGCCCTTCGGCGAAATCAAGCGGGCTTCTTTCCTTCCAGAAGGGGGCGCCACTGGTCGGGTTGTAAGATAGTAGCCTTGAGACAATGTCTGGCGTCAGGTCCATGGCTTCGACTCCATGTCGACCTCATGTGAAAAGCGACGGGACACATAGCGCATCCCGTCGCCAACCTGTGAGAGGTCGAAGATCACAGGCAAAGAAAGCCAACGCGGCGGGGAGGCATGCCCCTTATCGTTGAGCACCTACAACCCGCCGCTAGAACGCCCGTCAGCGCGCCGGAGTTTACGCGCGACAGGCGTGGACCGCGCCAAGGCGCGGGATGGGAACGAAGATGGCCAGTCGCCAGTCTGGCTGTGCGCCACGCTCACGCGATGGCAGCGGTCCATTGTCTGGTTGCGCTTTCGGCTGACAGCGCCGCATCTTCGTTTTGGTGTGGGGCCAGGGTCCGCTATGCGGCTCGTCCTGACGCCCGATAGTTACGCCCGGCTCACATCGTGGCCGAGCGTCTGTCGTTGGCCTCAGCCGGACGCACAGAACTGGGTGGGAGATTGTCTTCCCTACCCTTCCCGCACGGCGGGGCGTTTGAAGTATACCTCGATTAAGCGGCTAGGTCCGAACGCTTGATATTGCCAAGAGAATCCCGAAGCGTAAGCAGGGCCAAGTGAACTGTAGCCCGACCTGCACCAAGGGCGCCAGCCCTATTGGCTACACCAACACTGTTCCCCACCTCCTGATATGTCTTCCCGTCCACCACAGAAAGTTCCAGCGGCTCAACCAGCGCGCCTAGGCGCTCTCGTAGGGCGACCAATTTGGTCTGCGCATCGATCATGTCATTTACGGGTTGATCCCCATTCCAAGGCTTTGGCACCCTCGTTGTATTGCGCTCGACCCCATCGTCCTCCGCCACGTAAGGAAGCACCTTCATCGTCGGCTGGCTTTCTGGTTCGGCTGTTTCTACCGACCTCGCCCCCTTGTAGACGACGTTTCCGCTGGCGGTTATGTGTGTCCTCTGGTCAAGGGCCATACCCTTCCCAAGCGGGGCGGAGGAGCCTCCTAACACCGCTCCACAATGCGCCTGCGCATGAATGCGCCTGTAAGCCACTGCCGCCTTCAGCAACTCGGTGTTGCCCTCACGAAGAAGCGCCGTCGCCAGAGGCCAATTGATGTTGTCGTTGTCGGCCCTGCCATCCCAGTCCTTGCCTATAGCCGCCCGCTTGCCTAGCCTCACACGCTCCCGCCGCTCCAATATTCTGTCCTCGGCCTTGGCCGCGTCTATCGCCGCCTGTGGTTTCTTGTGAAAGCGCGTGTCTGGGTAAAATTCATTGCCAATCCACTCGCCGCGCGAAGCGATACGGGGGTTCTTTAGATAGGAGGGACGATTGTCGTTGCCGGCGGCGCTATCCATCATGCGGCCTCCCTTGTGGGTGCGCCCCCGCCATGTGTGCGGCTCCCCGGTACGCTCAACATGCTCTAGAATCTCTGACGCTATGTCGTCCCCCGGAATGTCATCGAAAATCGCCTTGACGACATAGGCATCTGCGGGGATGTCCACTCGGACATTGTCGTTGTCATGCTGCATCGAGGCACCTGCTATCGGTGTGTCAGTAATCGCCGTCACGCGGTCCTCCGCGGCGTAGTTTGGCTCTAGGGGTTGTGCCCTTATCGTTATGCTACCCCAATATATAGGATTTAGGCCGCTTTTCTCCCAGTCCCATTATCGTTGGCCGCCAGCCATTTACGCACCAGCGCCACGGCTTGCGCAGCAGCGTCCTCCGGGTCCATCGACCGGATTACCTCTACCGTGTGCCCCAGCGCGCGCAATGCCGCGTGCCGGGCCACCTGGGCGGGCGACAGCCGCCCGCCTGTGCCGGCGGCGGGATTGCCGACCTTGTTCTCGATAAACGCGCACCGGCCCATGCCGCCGTCGATAGCCGGCAGGAAGACCGTAAGGTCCGGGTGGCCGGCCACCATGCCGGTAGCCATCGCGATGGCCTGCGCCTTCGGGCCGCGCTTGCCGGCTTCCATGCCGGCCACAAAGAGCACGCCGGGAATAGCGCGCAGGGCGCGCACCTGTGCCGCCTGCAGGTCGGACTCCAGCGGCATGGCCGGCTTGGCCGTCACCTTGCCGTCGCGGGTGGTGAATACGACGCGCTTGCCGTTTACGCGGACAGTCTGGCGGGTGGTGGGGCTGGTGGTGGTGGTCATGGGCGATGCTCCATGGTGGAGTGTGGGGTGGTGGTGGCGGTGGGTGGCCGGGGCAAAACCGATCGGAAATAGATTCATACCCCCCCCCCTATTTTTGGCCTGTTTTTCATAGTTTTGTTTATTCCATTTCCGATCGACATATATAGAAGAATAAGTAGTTGATATTATTGAGTTATTCGCGAAACCGATCGGAAAAACGTCATTTCCGATCGCTAAAAACTCAATGAAATCAATGGTGTTTTTGAGGTCGATCGGAAATGAGTTTTTCCGATCGACCTCATTTTCGGGTCGATCGGAAATTTTTCGGCCTATTTTTTTCCGATCGATTTCCGATCGACTGCCCGTTTTCAGGCGACCTCTTTGTCGCCTTCCATTGGCGTCGGAGCATATTTCGACAGGTACAATATGCTGCTCTTCCTGCCGCCTTTGGGGGGCGTCACATGGACGTCGACGATCTCTTCCGCGTCAATCAGAAGGTTGATAACGTCCTCACCGCGTCGCTTGTCCAGCCGCCCATTGAGCCGTTTAAGCAAGTACGACCGCGGCATGCCTCCCCGCTTTCCTTCGCCCACGATGGCCCTCACAAGCTTGTATTCGGCCTGCCTGTCGTTGTCGGCCACGTAGCGCTCGGCTTGCTCCAGAAGCATTTTGCAGGACTGCCTGGATACGTCGGACGCCCATTGCATGATGTCGGCTGTTAACTCCGGCCTTTCGGGGTCAACGCCGACAGCCACGATGGTGGCTATGCGCATGGCATTCTCGGCGACGCGGGCATACACAGGCTCGTGATCGGTGTCCGCATCGTCCATGATCGCGAACATCTCATTCACAAACGCATCGAACACCTTCTGCGCGCCCTTTCCCCAAACTACGGGGACGGGGACGATGCTCTTGGTCCCGTCCGACAGCATCCCATTCAGGTCACCGCCGTTTCTGTGGTTTACGAGAGCCTGAACCCGCTGCTTGAGGTCTCTTGGCGGTAGGCTGGTCTTTCTGGGCGGGTGCCGCGGCTTTGGGCGGCTTGTCCCCGCATCCAGCACGATAAAGCGCGGCAGGAATCCGTCCATTATGGACCCGCTCCCCAGCGCCTTCCAAAAGGCGTCGGGGGTCGATGTACCAAAGATGCACACATTCGGGTTGTAGATCGGCTCCGCCAGGTTTTGTGCGTAGTCCGCGCCCATAAAGACAGACGCAGCCGTGCCCGTCATTTCCAGCAGGTCTTCCGCAATCTCTTTTTCATGGTTACCGGACTTGGGCGACGTGACCTTGCGCATGAAGCCGCCAAACTCGTCGATCATGTAGACAAGCGTCGGGTTGGCCTTTACGCGATTGCGCAAGCCTGACGACGACGCTATCTTGTTACCGCCGAAGAATTTCTTGAGGGTTTCGCTCGCCCCTGCCAACGACTTGATGGCTGCGCGGGGGTGCTCCTTACCGAAACCGGACGGGGCCAACCCCACGATATAGACGTTTGTTCGCAGTCCGGTCGGGCCTTCGTACCGTCGGCCGGCGAGCGCGCCCACATAGGCCAGCGCCGCGCCGAGGTTAAGAAGTGGAGATGGATTGCGTGCGGTATCGTTTAGCCACTTGACGATATCGCCCACCAGGCCCGGAACATCCGTGAGCGTTCCGGTCGTTTTGAACGGGACAATAGTGGCGTCCCCTCCCCCTGCCGCGTGAGCGACAACGGCGTCTTCGGACAGTTCGATCGGCGCGATGGCCGGCGGCTCACCTTTCCTGCCGTCCTTGCCCGCCGCTACCGCGCGCTCCACCATTTCCTGCAAGAGACCTATATCTGAACTATAGGCGTCCTGCTCCACCGGCCGGTGCTTGCGCGAAATGGCGGAAAGGTCGGCCCCGCCCTGCCGGGCGAGTTCTGCCAGGGAGCCGAGATTGACGCCGCCGGTCGATGCGAATCCCTTCCACTTCTTGGCAACCTCTCCCGGCTTGTACTTCTTCCCGCGCGAACTCCACGAGTCGGCCACGGACAGTCCGTCGGCACCTAACGCCGAGTGGACGGCCATAAGGGCCGCTATCCAATCCTGATAGGCACAGTCCGGGCTGACATAAGACAGCATTTCGTCGATCTCGGCTGCCGTGGCGCTTTCGGCCCGCCGGTCCTGAGCGAATTGCGTGGGCGTGTGCTTGGGCTTGAGAAGCAGGTCAAGCAGCCAGCCGGGAGCGTCGGCGATCGGCTCATCGTTGAGCCATCTGTAGTTGCGGCCATCCTCCATGACGCTGCCCGGCGCAATGTAGTACCCGCCCTCCCCTCTGGTTTCCACGCCGGACGCGATGTCTGCGTTGCGAATGCCGTGGACATGCTTGAAGAGATAATGGAGTCCACCGCTGCCGGTCTCGGCCGATCGCGTTTTGAGTGGCCCGTAATTCTCTTCCATGGCGCGCAGCCACGGGCGGCCGTCTTCATGCTTTGGCGGCACGTCGATATCGAGCACCCAAAATCCGCTGCGCTCCCCTGTCGGAATGCCGATCAGCGCGTTGGGGTATTTGTCCCAAAGGATTCCGATAATGCGCTCTGACGTGGTCGAGCCGCGAAACCCGTTGGACGTTAGCGGCGATTTTTCAGACAGGACCTCTCCCGTCTCTACATCGAAGTCGTCGGCCGGGCGACATGGGAAAACCGGGATGCCCTGCTTTGCGTAAGACAGGGCAACCGAAAGCGGGGAAGTCATGATACCCTCCTGGTGGCTGACATATGCGGGGTGACGACTCGGTGCCATTCCATATGACACTCACGGCAGAGATGGCTTTTGGGCCACCGCTCCGAGTCTTCAAAGAGATAAGACGGCGCCCAATGATGGACTTCAGAACCGTTCAGCGACCCGCAGCGCTCGCACGGTACGACGTCGTGCTCTGTTATGAATGGTATGCGGGAGTCATCCAGATGCTTGACGTCGCCGTGGGGCAAATCGGAGCCCCGCCCGCCGCAATCCAGGTAGTAGGCTTTGTATTGTATCGCGCCGCTGGCGCACCGCACCTTCCCGAGCGCGACAACTTCGCTGCTTTGGGTGCACTTGTATCTGTGCCGCGGTCGCTTGTTCCAGGGCAAGTCAAGGGAGGATGCTGTGTAGAGTTCAACCCCAACCGAAAGCGGGGTGGTAGCACCGGCCTCGACCGGCGCACTGGATGTAGGCTGCACGTTGGCTGCCTCCTGTTGGTATGTGTTGGGTGCGGATGCCTAAAACGGCGCGCTGTCGCGAATGGCGGCCCGCAGTGCGTTGCCATAACCCTGCACGACGGTTTTCCAGAGCATGCGGCGTGTCACGTCGTCCATGGCCGCCATGTCGGCGCCGTGGTCGGCCGCGAACTCGCCGGCTATGTCGTCGACCTTGTCGAGCGCACGGAGCTGGTAGGCGTCCATCCGCTTGACGCGCTTGATGTCCTCGATGATGAGGCTGCAATCGGCACAGACCCAACGCGGGTCGCGGTCGCGGTTGTGCGTGAAGCCGATACCGATGCCGCAGCCTTGCTGGACGCCGCACACGTGGCAGGTTCCGCTTGCTGTCATCCCGCTCTCTCCGAGATGTTATTATTGTTGTTGACGTATTTGCCGCCACCCCTGTAAATCGGCATATGCGCGCAAACTTCATCCATTATTCCAAGGCGCCTTGCGGCGTTTACTGCACTGCCGCAGGCATTTTCGAAGACGGTACGTGTGCTATACTTAAGTGCCTCGACGCGAATTGATTCGGCGTCCCACGATTTTAGAGCCGGGCGCAAGAATGGACATATATTGTCAAGGCCGAAGTAACGAGCCGCGGCGCCGTACGCTCCGGGCGCGCCTATCGAAAATTCCTTTCTCGTTTTGTATTTTCGGGCTTCCGCTATGATAGCGTCCTTGCTCCATTTTACTCCGCCCAAGCTCCCCAATCCTCCGGCTTTGACCTTGTTAAGAGCATTGTACCCGCTGTCCCGAAGTCTTTTTATTTCCATCGCCTCAAGTGCCTGTGCCTCACTCTCTTCTACTGGGCCGTGAATAACCTCGAACGCATGTGGACCAGCAATAAGATCCCTAACCGACCTTGTGCCGCTACGGCGATGCCGCCTATATCGCTCCGCCGGGCGGACGGCTAAGCCGACATATCCAATTTTACGTACGTCATCCGATATTCTATAAATATACCGCATTCTCTTGACTACTGACCGCTTCATATGCGCGCATAGTTCTGACATGCGACCAGTTCTCTCGGCTGCTGCGTACGCGCCCCTATCTGCTTCCCTAAATTCACGTTTTGTTTTATATTTCAATGCCTCGTGTAGGATTTTTTCATAAGTCCATCTTCTTTCTCCGCCAGTCATATGCTCGCAGAAGTGATAGAACCCCCACTCGCTCCGGGTTGCAGCGGCGGCAGCAGCGACAGCGCCGTTTCTAAATGCCACCCTTGAGTTAAATTGCTTAGCGGCCTCCATAAGCAATTCGTAAGTCCATTTACTTTGCCGTATTTTTTTCGGCCGCTTACCAAGGTAGGCTCTCTTTTTGATCCTACAGCAAGAGATGCAATAAATATTTAGCTTGTCGCGTGTTCCGCTGCTGGCGTAAAATTGCGTCGTATCCTTGACCTCCTTGCACTTGGTGCAGGTCTTAGTCTGGCCACTCGTCTGGTCTGTATCCATTGTCATATGCCCTCATAAGCATGCCGACATGGCGCGGCACCGGCCTAGGGTTTGTAGGTCGCTCAATCTCGGATACCTGCGTTGCTCGCGGGTATCCCAAGACGGACGCTAATTGCACTTGGGTAAGCCCCAATCGCGCACGGATGGCTCGAAATTCGTTGTTGTCCATCACACACCTTATGTAGTGATTTTTCGCTAGTCTGCCAAGGGTATTGTAGCGATTTTTCACTATTTTTCTAGGCGGCATCGAGGAGGCTGAGCGGGTTGCAGTTGCTAGCCAACTTTTGCGAATGTGTTTGGAACTTCCCGGTTTCCGCACCCCACACAGTCCATCCCGGCCAAGCCTGCCTGGCGAACAATTCGAGATACGGCCCGTCGACAAGCCGCTCGATGCGCTCGTACTGCTCATCGGGCTTGCGGCTGTGCTCGCGCCTGGGAGCGCGGATAAGCGACCGCACACCCTTCGATAACCGGCGCGGCTTACCGCGCTTGAACAGGTGACAGATTTCAGTCTCCTGTCGTGTCCAGTAGCCCATACCCATGTGCCCCTTGTCCCAGACAAAGGCAATACTAACGGGCTTGAAGCCCCAAGCCTCGGCGACGTCGAACGCTTCTCGCTGCAAATGCGAAACAGTCCACATGAAAAGCAGACTGTTGCGGGCGGCGACGGCGCCGACTGGCAGCGCAGCGATGTCGGCCAGAGACATGACGCTGTACGGCTGCTGACCGCGAGCTGGCGCAATGTTGTCGTTGGCGTAGGTTCGGAAGGACCAAGGGGCATCGCAGAGGATGGCGCCCCAGCCGCCGGGTGTTGTGGGTAGGGTCATGCCGCTGCCAGCCTCCGCGCCGTATCTACAGCCTGCTCAGGCTCCCTGTACCGTGCCAGTTCCTTAGCCCGCGCCACGATTTCGTCATGGCAGGCGAGCGGGTCGCCGAACCAGGCATCGCCCTCAAAACCGAGGGCGCGAGCGACTTCGCTGTACTGGTCTTTCAAGACCATCCAAGCCTGTTCTTCTGCCTCGTATCTGTCGCGCCATTTGCCCATTACGCCGCCTCCCTATACCGCGCCGGCTGCTTCGACTGCACCAGCGCGTAAAGTGCGTCCAGATTGGCGTCGTCGAGCCGCAGTATCGCAACACACGGGTCGTTGAAGAACGCAAGGCGCTGCTCTGCCGTCATGAACGGCAGGTCGCTGGTTTCGAGATTGTGCAGAATCGCAAACACGTTGCGGAAGGCGTCTGGGCCGTGCGAGGTGTTGTGGGTGTGCGTGCTGTGGGTGCTGTCCGAAGTTTGTATAACATTTATGGTCACTGCAAGACCTCCCGAAGATCGTAGCCTTCACGAAAACTGTTGTAGATGGCGCCATCACTATCCGTGAAAGTAACGGCGTCGAGTCCATCCAGCCTGCCTCGCTGGTATTCGGCGCGGGCATGGTCGAGGAGCTTGTCGACTATGTTCAGCTTGATGGCTTCGCGGGTGACGTCGTCAAAGTCGCATTGGCTGGCGGTAGCGGCGTTATCGATCAGCCGCGCTATGTCTCTTGAGTCCATCACGCAGCCCTCCTGTCTTCCCACACCCTGAATCCCGGCACGCTGCGCGATCCACCGCGCACGGCCTCATTCGCCATCTGCTGCACCAACTCGGTAAACCGCCCCGGCGCTCGGCCATAAGCCCAATCCAGCGCAATCTCGGCGTTTACCAGATCGGCAATCCAGTACGACCGGAGCCCTGTGCCAGTCGTGGCTGCGCGGTCCGCCCGCTTTGCAAAGCGCTCCTGCTGCTTTGCGGCGTGCGCCAGTTCCTCGGCTCGCTCTCGCGCTTCCAAGTCGCCGCGGCTCGCCTGCATGGCTGCCTGCGCCTCGCGCGCGATGCGGTCGGCTTCTTCTCTGGCGGCTCTGGCTGTGGCCTCCTTCTCGGCTGCTATCTTGTTCCGCCAAGGTGTCAGCAGCGCGCCAAGCGCCTCCTTGCCAAGCACAACCTTGCCCTTCACGGACTTGGTGTTGCCAATCAGGAGATTGTATTTTTCCTGAATGGCGGCCTTGGCTTCGTCATGCGGGCGGGCTTCCTCTTTGCGGGCCTCGTCGGCACGCTTCCCGGCCTCATGCAGTAGGTCGTACAGCTTTTCTATTTCGTCGTGCTGCTGCTGGTTGCCGATGGGATCTCCGTCCGCCCAATTTTTCGCCTCTCCGTAAAGGTCTTCAATTTCGGTGCGGATTGTCTCGTAAGGGTCGAGTTCCGGACCGCCATTGTGGCCGATCTTGTTGCTTGTCATTTTCTGCTACTCCCAACCAGCGGCCTTGCCGCTGCCAATTTGCGTGTCATATCTGGACGCCTATGCGGCGCGCTTCTGTGCCGCCTCCCACCGGCACGCCTCGCGCTCCATGGCCTGCGCCAGCGCGATGGCGTCATTGCGTACGATGATCCAGCCGGCATCACGCAGGGCCTTCATTGCGTCAGCGCTGACAATGGCGGCGGGCGTGGGCAGTGTGTGGTGGTCAGAACGGAATTGCATCGTCTAGTTCCTTCATCCAATCTGGTTCCGGGGTGTTGGCGTTGCATGCAGGCAACGGGTTGTGAGCGGAGGACGCGCGGGTGTCTTTCACGTCCCAATATCGGGGGTTGGTTTGGTTGGGGGCGACCTTGATTTCCGCCGTGGGCAAAAGCTCTCTTTGCCGCTCCAAAAACTCCATTGCAGTCGTCGGAAAGGGGCGCTGCCCACCGTGCGTCAGCCACCACTTGTTTGTTTTGGTCTTGAAGTACCCGGTATGTGCCGGTCCCAACCACTCATTGATGCCGGTAACACCGCAGAGGTAAACAACCTTGATGCCGTCCGGCTTACCGGTCTTCTGGTGCAGGTAGAAGTTGCGGGAGGAGACGGGCCGCCACGTGGCCGCTTCCGTGCTTAGTACGGGCGCGTCTGCTGCGGTGGCATGGACCTTGACTTCCGGTTCAGGAAACTCGTGGCCGCAATCGACGCATGTCCGCGCAGATGCGTGATTGATACTCTGGCATTCGGGGCAAACTCGGATGGGGGCGTCGCCCTCGCCCGTGCCGGGCTTTTTTATGCGAACTGCATCGATTGGCCCCAACGTCGAGACAACGCGGGCGAAATCAAGGATAAGGCAGTCGCTTTTCCCCGGCGATAGGCGCAGACCCCTCCCAACTTGTTGTATGTAGAGGGCTGGGCTTTGAGTTGGCCTCATTAGCGCGACCAGATCGATGCCCGGGTAGTCAAAGCCGATGGACAGAACGTTGACATTCGTCAGGCAGCGAATGTGCCCGGCCTTGTAGTCCTGGATAATACGATTGCGCTCCGCGGCGTGGGTATTGCCCTCAACCATTTCGCAGGACACGCCGTGCCTTCGCATGGCGTCGCGGATTTCCGTTGCATGGTCGACGCCGGCTGCGAAAACAATCCACGCCCGCCTGCCGTTGCCGTACTGGATAATCTCATTGACGGCAGCCTCGGTGATTTCGGTTTTGTTTACGGCTCGCTCCAGTTCGCCAGCTATGTAATCGCCACCACGAAGATGCACCCCTGAAACGTCGAGGGTTGTGGCGGTGCCTTTGCTTATGGGGCGGGTCAGGTAGCCCTCGTCTATTAGCTGCGCCACGCCAATCTCGTAAGCGACCGACTGAAACAGTGCATCGCCGCCTTCGGTAAGCAGGCCGGTATCCAAACGGTACGGCGTGCCCGACATGCCAAGGATGCGCATGTCTGGATTTATGGCGCGCAGTTCTTCGATGAACTGCCTGTACATGGTCGTGCCCTTGGGGCTGATCAGGTGCGCCTCATCGACGATAAGACAGTCGCACCATCCAATTTTCTTCGCGGCCTTGTAGACAGACTGGATTGAGCAAAACAGGACTTGCGAATGCGTGTCGCGCCGGCCGAGCGCGGCACTGTTGATGCCTGCTGGGCAGAAGGGCCAGACACGGAGCAGTGCCTCGAAGTTTTGGCGCACAAGCTCTCTGGTGTGCACGGCGCAAACAAACCTTGCTTTCGGGAACTTGCCGATTACACGCTGAATAAAGCCCGCCTGCATGAGTGTCTTGCCCGCGCCAACCGATGCGACGAGCAGCGTGGAGTCGACGGCCTCGAAGGCGGCGTCCACGGCCTCGATTGCCTCACGCTGGTATGGTCGAAGCTCCAACATCAACCGGCCACCCTTTCGCCCACACGCCACCGTGGCTTTTCGGCAGTGGCCTGCTCGCGCGCCTTCTTCTCAAGCTGGCTTACGCGCTTGGTGTTGACGCCCATGCCTTCGCTGATCTCGTGCAATTCCTCGCCCATGGCGCGGCGCAGAAGAATGCCGCGCAGCCGGTCGGTCTTCACCTGTCCAAGTGCGTCGGCTACGGCTACGGCGTCTTCCTGGTTTGGCGCGGAGTAGCCGGGTAATTGCCAGAAGTAGTCCGCGCCGTACTTCTTCTGACGTCGGGATTCGCGACCACAGCGCCTGCGCTCGACCGTCATGGTTGACCGCACCTGCCAGCGCAGCCACGTCGTGAAATTTGCATAATCGCCGGCAGGGTTGCGGAAGCCTTGCCAATTGCCGAAAATGACGGTCAGGGCCTCTTGGATGAAGTCGGCGCGCTTTGGCTCATCGACATACCTGCGCGACATGACCTCTATCATAGGCATGTGCGCCATGACGCGGCGGTCAAACTCCGCGGGGCGGTCTGCTGGTAGGGCGGCTGTGCCGTTGGCAGGCGTGCCGCCTACCGGCAGGCTGTCGTTCGCGGGTGGGCCGCTGTCGGGGGCGCCGCTGACGGGCGTCATGCTTTCGGCGGGCGTCATGCTTTCGGCGGGCGTCATGCTGCTACCTCGATATTATCCGCGCGGCCGTCCACCCACGTGCTGCCGTCAGCCATGCGGTAGGTGATTGTCTCCGCGGCCTCGTCCACCTCCAGCAACTCGCCGTGGACCAGTGCGGGAATAAACAGATGGGCCGGGCAGGATGCTTTCTGCTCGTCAGTCCCGATTGGCTTCGCCCAGCGGGCGCACGACCACGCGGCGTCGCCGTGCATTTCCGGCGTCGAGTGAAAGCATGTGCGGCAACTGACGCGAGCCATCGCTCCGGCGTGGCAGACGTCGCGGTGACGACAGAATCGGCATTGAAAAAACTCCGGGTTATCCGAAATGCGTGAAGGCGGCTCGGCAGCGTTGATGATGCGCTCGGCTCGCGCCAGCGCGCGCAGCGTCCAATCGGCGTCGTAGTGGACGCGCTCGGCGTAGAGCGTGTCGGTGTTTTTACACGCGGCCAGGTACAGCGCGCGCGTCAGGCCGAAGGCGTGCATCCCAAGCTGACACTGGCCGTAGTGCAGCGGCTTGCTGACCTTGATGCCCCGCCCCTGCTGACCGCCGACCGGCTGGCCGGCGATGGTGGTCTTCTCCGGGTAGGTCTTGCGCGGGTCGTGCTTCTGAAGCTCCTTCATGCCCTTTTCATTGGTGGACTTGAACTCCAGAAGGTGCTCGGTCTTGGGTGCCTCCGGCACGCCCATTGCCTTGCCGTCGCACTTGCCGCGGACGTGGTTGCCTACGAGCCGGATACGGTCCTGCTGGCCGTAGACCTCGACGCCGATGCGCTCCAGTTCCTCGACGAGCCTGCCTTCCTCGCGGTTGCCGGTATCGAACAGCCGCAATTTGCGGCCGTCCAGTTGCTCCGGTTGTGATGCCCACCGAAAGCCGTACCAAAGGGCTCTGTCGCACTCTGTACCGACATCACCCACGCTGATGCCGAGGCTGTCATAGTGCCTGTGTGCGGCCTCGTATGCGGCGTAGATTGCGGCGATGGTCGGCGTTTCGGCCGGCAGGTCGGTGGGGATGGTCGGCATTTAGGCGGTGGACTCCGAGTTGCTTTCGCCTTCCCAAGCCACTGAGTGACCAAGAAGCTTCAGAATGTGGAAGTACACCTGGTCATGGGTGTAAGACTGATCGTTGTAGCAATGGGCGTGCGGCTCCAACTCAAGAACGATTTCACCGTCAATGGAAACACGAGCGCCTTCTGCGTAAGACACTCCGCAAGCTTCGCATTTGTACTCGTCTTGGAGCCTCTCGATATGGATTTTGCTCATGCTGTTGCTCCTATGGATGCTGACGCGCCAGGCGCGTGGACCGCGACCTGCACGCCAAGCGCGTTGGCTAGAAAGTTGCGGAAGGGGGAGATGGGCGCGTCTGGATTAAACATTCGGTACTGGCCGTCGCACTCGGTGATATCCGCCCATTTCCTGTTGACGACGCGGTCCAGCAACAGATCGGCGTCTTCGTGATTTCCGGCCCGCAGTTCGCTCAAAGCCAAGCAAATCAGGTCGTAAACATCCTCGTCCATCACCCCACCCTCATCGGCATGGCGACGACGCGCAGGTTGTCATTGGCGGGGCTGGTAAACAGTACAGGACTGCCCGCATCCGCCAGCGCGATGCGCACCTGACCGTCCGGCATGGTCGTCAGCACGTCCGACAGGTATTGTGCGTTGAGGCCAACATCGACAGGGTCGTCGCTATACTCGCAAGCAACGGAGTCCGAAGCCTCACCGGCCCCACGCGCCGTCAGGTCGATGGAGTCGTTTGCGGCGGACAGTTTGACGCCTCTCCCTCGCTCGTTGGAAATCAGCACGACGCGATTTGCAGCAGCCCGCAGACTCCCGGCATCAACGGCAATGACCTTGTCGTTGTTTTGCGGAATGACCCGCTCGTAATCCGGGAACGACCCATCGACGAGCTTGGACGTAATCACCACGTCGCCTGACGTGAGGCGTATCTTGGTCTGCGACAACTCGACCCTGATGTCGCCGGACGGGATAAGGCCGACCGTCTTGGCCGGCACGATGACAGCCGGAAACTCCACGCCGAGCGGCGCGCTGTGCACCGACATGCGATGCCCGTCCGTGGCGACAGCCACGATGTTGCCGTCCTGCGGGCGAAGATAGACGCCGTTGAGATAATAGCGCGCTTCCTCGGTAGACACCGCGAGCTTCACCGGCGCCACCAGCGCCGCCAGGTTGATGACGAATGCAGCCGGCAAATCGCCTGCCTGCATGTCCGGGAAGTCGTCGACCGGAAGCGTCTCAAGCTTGAAGCGTGACTTGCCGGCCCGCAGCACGACACCGCCGCCCGCGTCCGCGTCGATGGACACCTCGCTGCCGGCGACCTTGTTGACGATGCCGGTAAGCAGCTTTGCGTCGATGCAGACGGCGATGTCGCCGGCTCCGCCGAGGCCGGTTTCGGCGTCGATACTGCCGGACACCTCGATGTCCAAATCTGTCGCCGTGACGGCCAGCCTGTTGTTGGCCGCGACGAGACGAACCGTCGTCAGGATGGGGATGGTATTGCGCGCCTCGACGACCTTGGCGGTGTCGGCAAGCAGGCGCGCGAATGCATGGCGTTCTACACGCATGGCATAACTCCGTGTTGGGAAAGGTGGCGGGCCGAAGCCCGCCTGCTAGTCCTGGGTTACGATGTAGAAGAAACCCAGGAAACCTGCCGTGACCGCCAAGGCCATGACGCTGTAGAAGAACGCTTCCGGCCAGCCCATCACGCGGCCTCCTTCGCCCCAATCGCCTCGCCAGCAAGCACACACAGCGCCACGGCCATGTCGGTGTTCATCTGGACCTTGGGCTCGCCCATCTGACGGGCGATGTCGGCAAGGCCAGCGACTTCACCAAGGCCGCCTGTTTTCAGGTATTCCATGGCTCCGTCAAAGTCGTAGACATATTCCATATCTGTCTCCTGCAATCGGGAAGTTGGGGCGGCAGTTACGCCGCCCGCGTGGGCTTGCTACGCCGCCCGCTTTGAGCCCCACGGCGTCTTTGCCGTGCCGGTGGCAGCTTGTGCCGTGGCTGCTGGCTGCGTCGCCTGGCGGTTGTCGTTGGCCGGCTTGGCGGCCTTTGCGGGCATCGTGCCGTCGCCGATGACACCAAGCTCCGGCAGTTCCTCCTTGGCGTTGTCGTCTTCGTAGAAGAAGTGCTCGATCTGGTTCTTGTCCTTGTAGTATTCGCCGCTGCCGTCGTTCTTCGGCTGGCCGGCCTGAATGCCGATCTCGGCGACGAATGACTTGTAGAGCAGTTCATCGTGGCTCATGCCGCGCTGGACGATCACCTGCACTGCGCGACAGAAGCGGTCGAACATGGGCTTGCCGTAGCGATACGCGCCGTTCTTGAACTCGTCCGCGTGCAACATTGTATAGTACGCCCAGAATTTCCGGCCCTTGAACTCTTCGGGCTCCTGCACCTCGAAGGTGATTGCGGCCTGCCGGCCTTTGCCGTCCTTGGTTTCCGGGAAGTCGATGGCCTCGGCCCAAATCCGCGCGTACATATGCGGTATGATGCCGCCCCCGCCCTGCTTGTCGGTGGATTCAAAGTCGTGGCTGATGTCGAAATCGATAACTGACATTTGTAGTCCTTTTGTTTTTCTGGTGGGGTGCCGGGCTAGGCGGACTTGGCGGTCCTGGTGTGCGTGACGCCGCGGAAGAATGCTCCCATGAAGCCCAGCGCCGCGCCGACCTGCCAAAGCTCAAGACCGATGGTGTTGACACCGGCGCGGTGCAGAAAGCTGAGGATGGCTTCGGTGAAGAACAGCCCGACGACCCAGCCTGTAAACGCGCCCAAAAGCGTGCCGGTTAGGGGGAGGATGAGCAGCGCGCCCGCAAGCAGCAAGACGCCGCCGATGAGCTTGGTTATGGAGGTCACGCCGCATCCGCTTCGTCGTCGTTATCGTTGTCCGCCACGACGGCATTGCGCTGGAAGTAGAAGTCCAGCGCCTTGAAGCCCTCGCCGCGCTTGAATGGCAGCGTGCCCTTCTCGATGCCATAGCGATTACCGGCAATGAAGCCGGGCCGCTCCTGCACTGCGATCAGGATTTCACCACCACCGACGCCCCGCGTCTTCTGCTTATTGAAGCCCGCGTCCTCCTTCTTGATGCTGACGGCCTGATGCAGGAAGCCGATAAGGTCGGCTGCGTCGATAAGCACCCCGACCGCGTCATCGCGCAGGTTTGGCATGTAGCGCGGGTAACTGTCGGTCGTGACGCCGGGGACGGTCTTCGCCTTGACGTGGCAAATGACCACCACGTAGAAGCCGGCCTCCTTCAGTTCGAGCATCTTGCCGACGAAATCATGCCAGATTTCCAGCGCCTTGGCGTATCCCTTGCCGTATGGGATGTCCTCGATGCTGGCGACCTTCGCTTCCTCGCACACCTTGTCGTGGATTTTCTGCTCGAGCCCGTCCGCGGAATCCAGCACGAAGGTCTTGCGGTCGTGCTCGGTCTGAAGCATCCAGTCAGCCTGGTCGAGGATGTCCTGATAGGACTCCGACACGCCGAAAGACTTCATGGTCACACCGGCCGGGGCGCGCTCGCCTTTACCGGTGCGGACGTAAAGCGGGCTGGGAAACTCGCTCGCCAGCGTGGTCTTGCCGGTTTTTGCGCCGGCATAAAGCACGCAGAAGGCCGGCTCGGTATCGGCCGTTTCCTCTGGTGATCCGTCATTCCAGTTTAGCGCCATATCAGGCCACCACCTTCCACAAGATCAGAATTGTTATGGTTGCTGCGCTCGCCCAGAAGGCGAGCGGCCACGGGTCAGGCGCGGTCACGGCCGGCCCACAGTGCTGTTGCCACGCCGGCCACGAAGGCCGCCGTAATCCAGGGCGCGACCCACAGGCCGACTATGACGCCGGCCGCTATCAGCCCCAAAACCCAATAGGGCGGCGATGTGTGGGGCTCGTATGGTTCGCCGTCCTCGATGAGATGTTCCATCAGCCTGCATCTCCAATGGCTGCCTGGCGGCCAGCGGCGAAGCCCCGTGCGTAAGCGGCGCCGACCAGTATGGCGACTTCGTCCTCGCTGTCGTCCCCGAACGGGCCGTATTCATCCCGCAGGTTATCGACTTTGGCGGCGGCGCAGGCTTTGGGCGGGTCTGTCCATTCAGCCACGAGGTCCAGCCGGCGGTCGTTGTCGGAAACCCCGTCGTTGTCCCACGCTCCGGCTAGCGAGCCATCAACCCACCTGACGCAGGCAGCGATCATCGGCCCGACCAGGTACCCGTCACGGGTGCGATAGTGCTTTCCATGCTCGATCTGCATCACGCGGCACCTCGCGTTTTTGCGACGCGCAGATCGCGGGCCTTGGTGAAGTCGATAAGCTCGCCGCCCGTCTTTTTGGCGTTGTCATTGGCCGCTGCGCCGTTGTCACCGGCGGCGGATTCGCCGTCGAAAGGCTCAAGCTCGGAAGGGTCAATGGGAGCCAGCGTCGCCCCGAAGAACGGCATGATTGCGCCGCTGCCGGCAAGCTGCACGTGGTATTGCAGGCCCATCACGTCGGACCCGACGACGATGCCGAAGACATTGGTGTTGAGCTTGAACTCCACCCAGTCGCCGTAGTCGTAATATCTGTCCGGGTCGTATGCCGTGGTGCCGACCTCGGCACGGCTGCTGTCGGATTTGTCGTGGTTGCTCATGCTGCCTCCAAAAGCGAAACTGCCGGAAGTGTGACGTCGACGTAGTTGAATGTTGTGGAGCAGAAGCCGCCTTCGGATGAGCGGTTCCAGACGCGCTTCGTCATGGTGCCCGGCCTGCTGCGTCTTGGCCTTTCAAAGTAGGCCCTCGGTGCTCCGGGTGTTGAGAGGTAGTAATCGGGCAAATAAGCCCCGGACGGCGCTGACGGCCGCCATGTTGCACGTGCCATTTGTCGTGCCTTGAACTAGTGTTCGGGGGTGGGGTTTAGCCGGCCTTGTCGGCGGGCCTTATTTTTGATTACGGGTAATTTGATTCAGATATGCAAGCGGTTTTTTTGGTGTTGGGGTTGTTGGTGGGGGCCACCGGGCTAACACCAGGGCTCCCGGCGGCCCGTCCATGTGCGGGCAAGGCCGGCAGCTACTAGCTGGTCGCCTACGTCACGGCCGTCGACGGTGATAAACGCGAGCGTCCTGCGGTACTTGTCGATCTTGTGGCGCGTGATGACCACCTTCCCGCCCGCCAGAATGGCGGCAAGACGCGCCTTGGCGCGCTGTGCCAGCCGGGTTTCGTAATCACACCGGCCGTCGATTTCCGGCGCGTCGATGTTGGCGATGCGCACGCTTTCGGCGCCGATGCGGATGCTGTCGCCGTCCCACACCCTGACCTGCGTCGGCGTGCAAAGGTTGGCGCAAATCAGGGCTGTGATGATGGTGTGGGTCATGGTGTTAGGCCGGCCCACTCTATGAATCGTTGCCGGGCCGTATTGCGCGCAGCGTTCCATGCCGACTTCATGGCCTCGAACTCAGCGTCCTCCCCCGCCCATGGGGGCATGGAGTCGTTATCGTCTACGATGCCCTGGGCGATTGTTTCCATCGCCTCAATCACAGAAAGTGCCTTGTCGGCATTCGGTGTCGGCTTGGGCTTGGGCTGCGACTTGCGGGCGACGATTTCTCTAACCTTGTCGACCTGCAATTCGGGCGGGGTATCGGCGATCTCAAGAAGTGCGGTTGTAGAGTTTGTGAGACCGGCGTCTCGAACAGCCTGAGCGGCTTCGGGCGACGTGTTTTCGGCAATCTTCTTGGAGCGGCTGAGATGAATGCGCTTCGCGTTGTCCGTCTTGCCTGGGATAGGCAGAGACCGGGCCGCGAGGGATAGACCCTTGTCGTGTGGCTGCGAATTCTTAGAAGGCTGTTCACCGTGTACACCCTTGCCTTCTTCCGCCTCCTCCGTCGCCCACTTCATCCACTCCGTTTCGTGGATGGCGCGCTGCTGGCGGTCCAGGTCGTTTCTGTGCAGGTTCTCGGAGATTTCCCACAGGTGGGCCGCGCGCTCGGTCTCAAAAATCAAGCAATCAATATGGCTTCTACCGAGACGCCGCATGGCCTCAAGGCGATGGCGGCCGGCCACCAGGACCGGCACGCCGTCGATAATATCATCCTCAATCGCGAACCCGTCGACATATCTAATTGCTATGGGGTGAAGAAGCCCCCCAACACGGGGGATGGATTCCATTATCTGCGTAATGGTCTCCTCGCGGATATCGCCCCGAAGGCGGTTCACCACCTGGATGCGGTCGATGAGGACGGGTTCGCTTTTCATCAAAAATCGCCCTTTGCCGGGACGGTCTTCGGCACAGTGAGCTTGTAGACACGCTTCCCGCTGCGCCACAGAATGAAGTGCTGCACGGTGGCGAGCGCCCATTCGCGCGACGTACGCTTGGCTCGACCATCGGTAAGCTCTTCGCGTAAAATAAAAGCGGGACAGCCGCGCTTGTGTCCGAGTTTGGTTCTAACAATGCCCATGAACTCGTTCAGTTCTTCTCGGTCGATACCGATGGCGTCCATGTAGAACAGACCAGCGCCGATAGGCGCTCGCGCATGCCTGGCCGGCATGCGGTTGTTGGTTACGCTGTGAGCAAAGTCGACAGACTCCTTGTTGTCGAAATAGTACGCTTCTTTTTCAGAGTCGGTCGCCGGCCTGCCGTAGAATACGCGGAAAACCTCGGCAACGATGGCGGACTTCGCTGCTCCAGCGGCCTCTCCACGGATACCCAGTTGGGAGCCGACCGGCCTCTTGATGCCAAAATCAATAGTGGTTCTGGTGGACCGCTCCACGCCCCACGCCATGTTCGTCGAAAAGGTTTTCCCTATCAGAAGGGACGCCCAGCACCGATGTTGTCCGTCGTTCAGTAGAGCGTCTTTTGCGACGATCACCGCCTCGCCGTTCTCCGCCCATCGGCCGTCAGCCATGTCGCGCATGCGCTGGGCCAAGCCACCTGAGGATATCTGCCTGTTTTCGGGATTGGCCTCCAACAGCACCTGCGCGCGCTCCGGCGTTATATCGTGCCACGCCGCGCGCTTCTGGTTATTTGCCAGGTCTGTCTGTTCTTTGAACCATGCGCGCGCGTCTTCAAGCGCGGGGCCGGTGAAGGTGAAAAATTGATGACCATTTCCAGAATCGATCAGCTTTTTTGCAAGCTGCGCCGCCTCTTCGTGGCGCTTTTCGCGCACTAATCGCCCCACTCGCTGATGCAGCGTCTCGTCCCCGGATGCGGGCGCTGGCGGTGCGGGTGAAGTTGCCGCTGGGAAGCGCGGGACATCCTCAAGGATTCTGCCCTTGAGCGGCACGGTCCTGGGCACGGAAGGAGCGCGTCCCTCAGGGTAGGTGTGGCGCTTTGGTGGCGCCGCCACCTCGGCTGCTGCGCGCGGGCTTACTGTCCGACGCCTAACAACCTCGACAGGCACGGCTCGATTTCTCAACGCAACGTTCATTTGTTTTCACTCCGGTTGCCGTCGACTTGAGGGCGCGATGGCGAAGCCCGTGGAACACAAAAATCGCCCGCGTCGTTTCAGACGCGAGCGCTCCTGTGGCTCCTACGGCGGGTTCGGCAGGGCTTCGAGGATTCTTCTCTTGCCGCTCATCTCGTTCATGACCTTCGATCCCCTGTGTTTCGGCGCACATGGGAGGCGACCGCCGGGTGGTTGATTGGGGTTATATGTCGGAATCACAAATGGTGTCAACCGATTTGTGCTAAAATCACAAAAGACACTGAATTATCTTTGTGCTTTAAGATGATCATGAGCCAAAATGACATGATCCACCGCCTGCAGTCGGCGTTAAAGTTTCTTGAAATTAACAAGTCGGAGTTCGGGCGCATCATTGGCGTCGACCCGGCTGCCGCCAATCGCGTGCTTTCACGAAAGCGGGAGTTCAAGATTAAGGAGGCGGCGCAGTTTGCAGCGGCCAAGGGTATAAGTTTGGATTGGCTCATGCACGGGCGCGGAGCGATGCTAATGGCTGAAGACGGTGGTATTCAAGAACCCCGCCGTCTATCGCTCGATGATGAAGCCCGCGAAGAGGAAGAATATCTCCGCCGCACTGAGGCTGGCTATGGCCATGGGGGTGAGTATTTACCCACAGTTGACGGCGCTGTTCCAGAGATAGATGTTATGGTGGGGGCGGGAGACGGACTGGTTGGAGAAATCATTAATCTTAGGGTCGGCGACACGGCGATATCGGCCCATCGCGTCGTTGACGAATGGAAATTTCCCGATGGGTATTTGACTACGGTGCTGGATGTGTCAGCGCGCCGTTCACTTGTCCTCCCGGTTGTCGGCGATTCCATGATTCCCACGTACCAGCCGGGAGATAAGGTCTTGGTCGACCTGTCGCAGACCGAAATGACGATTGATGCGGTGTATGTAATCAGCGATGGGGAAAGTCCTCCGCAGATCAAACGTCTACAGCGTGTGATGTTTAGTAAACCGCAATTGGTAGAAATCATCTCCGACAACCGCTCGCACAAGCCGCAAACTGTCGAGCTTGCGCTGCTGACGATTATCGGGCGTGTCGCCGGAAAGGTGAGTAAGCAGTAACGTCTATTGCTTCGGCGTAAAAATCCATGTTTCGGCGCCGTCTTTCGCGTCGCGGGGAAGCGCCTCGATGATCTCCTTTTCACCGCCCTTTGCGCTTGTACCCACCCACCCAGGAAACGCATCGACGATGGGCGCGGTCAGGGCCGCCTTTTCGGGCGAAACAACATGAGTCTGTATGTTTAGTAGGGTGGCCTGCACAGACGCTATCTCTTTCTGAATACTGATGGTGCGCTCGTCCAATCGGTTCAGTGTGCCCGACATTTCAATGCCTTGGTATATAATGTAGCCGCCAACGCAAAGGATGATGCCAGCGAACCACGTCGCGACGTTTACATGAGAGCCGATCTTTTCCTTTAACCCGGTCATCGCGACGGAAACCTCGCGTAGCGTTCTGTAGTCGTCTTCAGCCATGCGCCCGCCCCCATCCCCGTACGTTAAGGTGTATTGAATGTGCCAGCTGGTGGGGTACCATACAAGATTATTCATTTTGAGCCTCATCTTTCGTTGTAGGAATATTCTCCTTTTGTTCCATAGTTTTGCGATTTTCACAATGCCATATTGACAAAGATTTGTGATTTTCACATAATCCCACTATCACCACTCGATAGGGGAGTCCCACCATGCCTGCCAGACGCACCACCCAGCCGACCCAAGACAAGCAGCCCACTACACCGGCCACCACACCCGACGCCCTTCCACCCATCATCGCCTACAAGGGCTTCAATCGCGACCTCACGTGCTCGCCTGACGGCAAGCCGTTTCAGTACGAACTCGGCAAGACCTACGACAATGGCGGCACTCCGGTCGTGCGGTGTGGTGAAGGGGCTTTCCATTGGGTGGAAATGCCGCTTGACGCATTTAGCTATTACGGACCGGCTTCGAGTCGGTATGCGACGGTCGAGCCTGCAGGCGAGATTGTCCGCGAGGAAAATAGCGACACGAAGGGCGCGTCCAGCATCCTGACCGTCAAGGTCGACATTTCCATTGGCGAGCTAACGCGGCGTGCGGTGTCGTGGGTTGCCGATATGGCTCGCAAGCAGGGCAACGGACAGCACACCGCCGGGGACTACGCCCATGCGGCCACCGCCGGGGACTACGCCCATGCGGCCACCGCCGGGGACTACGCCCATGCGGCCACCGCCGGGGACTACGCCCATGCGGCCACCGCCGGGGACTACGCCCATGCGG